GCTCCTTGTACTTCCTGTGATTTTGTGAATGGAGAGATCGAAAAAGAAAAGTGGGCGACTCGTATGAGCGAACCGGTGAATTTGCCTGATTGTAAATGGATTCATGATCCGTATTGGGCTCTTCGTCGACGTGTTCGTGAGTTGTCCCACGGGTGGGGGGAGCGTTTGGAAAACGCTCGAAAAGAGTGTGTGGGCGGCATGGAGAGGAGGAGTGAGAGTGGGGTTTACATCCCTGACCAGCAAGGGTGTTTTGAGGCGAAGAAAGGCGAGGGTGGAACATTAGCTGTTCATCCTTCCCGGACATCAGAGGACGACTCGCTCGTTCGTCTTGGTGTTGCAAAGACAAAGGGAAAGCTTCGTGTTGTAACGATGCAATCCGCCCGTGTCAAACGGGTCCTTACTCCGGTTCACAATGCCCTTTACGACCATCTGTCATCCTTCGGATGGTTGGTTCGTGGGGATGTGAAGAAAGAGGATTTCTTGGCTGTCATAGGCGACAGACGCGAAGGGGAGGCGATTATCAGTGGGGATTACGAATCCGCCACTGATCGCATTTACCTTCCGGCTGTTCACGCCATTATTGACGAGCTTTCGAAGGATGAAAGGCTAACGGAGGAAGAGAGAAAGGTTTTGGTTGGTTCGTTCCACGACCTGCGTTGGAAGGATCCTTGTCACCCGGGTTCGGCGACAAACCCGATTAAGCGGGGTTCGATGATGGGAAACCTTGTCAGTTTCCCGTTGTTGTGCCTCCTTAATAAGGCTTGTTTTGATATCACCAGTGATATCTCGCGTGGGTCTGGGGCGAACAGAGTTGGCCGTTTCAACGGCGACGACTGCGTTTTTTCAGGTGATCGGAAATTCTTTTCCCTCTGGAAAGAGGTGACTGGGACTTTTGGTCTTTGCGTCAATGTTGAGAAGACCGGCTTTTCGGAACTTACGGCGGATTTGAACTCTCAGAGTTTTTTTATTCGTCGTGGTGTTCTGGCTCCAAAGCCTGTTCTTTCGTTTTTCCGTCCTTTCAGACAAGAGCCTGGTTGTCTCTTAACTGAGATCTTGCGTGGCGTGTCTACTTTCCGCGGCGATGTCAAATCGTTCGTGGTTAATAGCCTAATGCGCTTTGAGATTTCAGTCCGGCAGATTGATCTGTCTGCCTTGACAAGAAGAGATTATCAGATTCTTAGTAAGAAATCCTGGTTCCGCAGAGCCATTACTGACGGCCCTGCGCCCCTAATAAAGAAAGGAGTAGAAAGAAAAGTTGAAATGATCGTGGGGCCTCCTCCCAGGGAGACCTTCTACGCGGTTGTTGATGCTTTGTCTAAGGATGTGTCTCGTGATCTTGTTGACCAATGGCTGGGTGTTCGGGTGAAGCCCGCTTTCCAATCCATTGACTTCAAGTCGTATCGCGAGCGCTCTGCTCCTTCTTATCAACCTCCTTCTTTCCGTGTCCTCAGAAGAGGTCCCAGGAAGTGGTCCTTCGTCTGGCCTAGACCAGTCTACGAACACTTCCTTCAATACGGCGAAAGGGTCTTTCTTCCAGAGAAAGACCGCACGGCCACGTGGATTGACGACCATCCATTTCTCCATGTTACTATGGATTTGGTTCGAGGTCGCTTTGTACGTGGTGCTAAGAACTTCCGCACGTATTATGGTCCCCCTTCATCCCTCTCCCCCTGCTCCTTGCCCCATGTCAACATGGGTTTCGCCTAATGAGTAGCACCGGGCTTCTCTAGTAGGGAGTTCTTTATGATTCCTCTTCTTCAAGAAAAGGCACTGTTGGTGGCCAGTTGAGCCGTGACTCATTCTCGCGAATGGCTTGTGGCGAAAGTGCATAGTCCCTACCTTCTGTGGTAGGAGCAATACCCTCCGCACTAAGCGTTGCCCTCGACAAGGGCTCTATACTCCTGAGTTTCGGAGTGCGTTTGGGGGGTTAGATTATGTATTAGTAGTCTAGTCGGGAATGGGAAGTCGGCCGAAGGCCGGTCATCGTGAGATGATGCGGGTTGGGAGTCTGCGCCGCTAGTGCTTTGCAGACCAGTTGACGTTCATGGCCGGAGGGCCATGACGGGATACCCACATCAACGGTGCCTTAGTATTAGAATAGGATAGAGAACGTCCATGAAAAACCTACAACGCTCTTAACTCAATTGAGACCTG